TTGGAATGGGCCGTAAGTTAAAAACTGGCACTAATCCCAGGCGTATCAGCTTTGCTGCACGATTTGCTGGCATGAAAGGCCCAATGAAAGATGAAAAGGGCAAACCTACTCGAAAGGCATTGGCTCTAAGTGCCTGGGGTTTTGGATCTGTTGAGGCTGCGCGTAACTTCGCTAATCGTCACAAAAAAGGATAAGCACGATGTCTAGGCTAAATGTAACTGAGATTATTGAACGTGACGCTAAAGCCAACGCTCGCAAAGATGAGTGGAGATCAATTTACGAAGACTGTTACGAATTTGCTTTACCACAGCGCAATCTTTATTCTGGATACTATGAAGGTGGTGTTGCCGGTAAGGGCAAGATGGTTAGAGTTTTTGACTCAACAGCTATCCATGCAACACAAAGATTTGCTAATAGAATACAGTCTGGCTTGTTCCCGCCACAAAAAGAGTGGTGTCGATTAGAAGCTGGCACTGGCATACCACAAGAACAGCGGCCTCAAGCGCAAGCTGCACTAGATGCTTACACAAAACGTATGTTTGAAATCATGCGTCAGACTAATTTTGACCTGGCAATGGGCGAGTTCTTGCTCGATCTATGTGTCGGTACTGCGGTTATGATGGTAACGCCTGGTGATGAAGCTACTCCAATTAGGTTTACACCAATCCCTCAATACCTGGTTGCTATCGAAGAAGGTACGTTTGGCAATATCGATAACGTATATCGTAAGCTTAGAATGAAAGCTGAAGCGATACCGCAAGAGTTCCCAGATCTGGAAATGACATCGGAACTACAAGAAGCAATATCAAATTCTCCATCAAAAGAAATAGATTTAGTTGACGCTGTAATTTATGACTATGACGAAAAACGGTTTTGCTATCATGTTATCTGGCCCAGCAAACGCCAAGAGCTTGTTTACAGAACTATGGACTCCTCTCCGTTTATCGTTGCGCGTTATATGAAAGTTGCTGGCGAAGTATATGGTCGCGGTCCTTTGGTAACTGCAATCAGCGATATAAAGACCCTAAACAAAACTGTTGAGCTAGTTCTTAAAAACGCTTCATTAGCTATTGCTGGTGTATATACGGCAGCAGATGATGGTATATTGAACCCTCAAAACATTAAGATCCAGCCAGGTGCAATTATTGGCGTTGCGCGTAACGGTGGACCGCAAGGCGCGTCTTTGGCGCCATTGCCTCGCACTGGTGACTTTAACGTAAGCCAGATCGTTATGAATGATTTGCGTATTAACATTAAAAAGATCTTAATGGACGATACTTTGCCGCCTGATAATATGTCAGCGCGATCCGCAACTGAGATTGCTGAAAGATCAAGAGAGCTAGCAAGTAACCTGGGGTCTGCCTTTGGTAGATTGATTAATGAAACGATGGTTCCGCTTGTTTCTCGCATTTTGTATATAATGGATCAGCAAGGCTATATTGACTTACCTCTCAAGGTAAACGGTGTCGAGGTTAAAGTTACTCCCGTAGCGCCTCTAGCTCAGTCTCAGAAGCTTCAAGAAGTAAATGATGTTGTGCAGTTCATGCAGATAGCAAACTCTCTTGGTCCACAGGGACAGGCAGCGTTATCTATTCCTAGAATAGCTCAGTACATTGCTGAGAAAATGAATATAAATCAAGAATTGCTTACTACTCCAGAAGAACAACAAGCAATGCTTGAACAAATGCAGCAAGCAATGATGGCCGAACAAGGGCCACAAACTGCTGATGATGGTGGCGCAACAATGGAGGCGATGCAATGAGTACACCCGATGGATGGGAAGGTTTAATTCAAGCGGAGATTAAAACACCAAGGGCTGATGATATTGATATGATCTATGGCAAAGTGTTTAAAAGCGCTGAAGGTCAAAAAGTATTAAACCATTTAAAAAGTATTACAATTGAACAACCCACTTGGTTCCCAGGAGAAGATGCAAGTTTTGGTTATGCTCGGACAGGCATGGCTGAAATTGTGCGTATGATTGATAAAAGAATAGAAAGGTCAAACAATGGCTGAAGAAATGGCTGCACAAGAAGTTGAGGCTGATGCCCCAATGATTAATGTTACAGAACCAGAAGCACCAAGCGCAGAAGCGCCTATTGCGGTTCACGAACAACCGGAAGAAGATATTCAAGCTTCTCAGGAAGATGATGCTCCTTTAGAAAGACCTGATTATTATCCAGAAAAATTTTGGGATGAGGATGGGCCAGATGTTGAAAAGCTTGCAAAAAGTTATGCAGAACTTGAAAAGAAATTTAAATCTGGCAAACATAAAGCGCCAGATGAGTACGATGTATCTGGCCTTTCGGATCAAGGTTTGGATGCGGAAGACCCAACTGTTTCAGTATATCAGGAATGGGCTAAAGAAAATGGAATTAGCCAGGACGCTTTCGAGGATTTGGCTTCGCGTGTACTTGCTCTATCTAAGCAAGAGCAGGAAAGCATGGAGTATGATCAGCGCGTTGAAATGGAAAAGCTCGGTAAAAACGCGCAAGAAAAAATCCAAATGGTAGAAAGAAACTTGATGAAAGTTCCTTTAACAAACTCAGAACGTGAGTCATTAGCTGGATCTTTAAACAATGCCGATGCTATCAATGCGTTTGTAAAATATCATCAATCTCTGACAAATGAAAACATTCCTATAGCTCCTGTTGTGAACAAACCAGAAATGACAAAAGAAGATCTTGAGTCAGCTATTTCTAATCCTAGATGGAAAACAGATGCACCTTGGCGAACCAAAATAGAAAACCAATGGATGCAAGCAAACTCTTAGGGGTTGCAATAAATATCGCTTGCGTGTATTTTAGCTTCAACGGCTAACCGCGTCCGGCCCGTTAAATGTAGTAATCTACTGGCTGGCGCTGCCATGATGCGCAAGCGGATCGCCCGACTATCGGATAACGGATCGCGTTTTGTTGAAACTCAATAGGAGGTATCTGCAATGGCGCAGAACGTCACAACGGCGTTTGTTACCCTGTTCGATTCAGAGGTTAAGCAAGCGTATCAAGCCGAGTCACTACTTCGTGGTACAATGCGTACACGCACAGGCGTGGCTGGTAACACTGTCAAATTTCCAAAAATTGGAAAAGGCGTTGCTACTGTTCGCATCCCACAAACGGATGTGACACCATTAAACGTAACCTACAGTCAAGTAACTGCAACAATGTCTGATTTCATTGCTGCTGAATACTCTGACATCTTCCAACAGTCGCACATCAATTTTGATGAGCGTTCAGAATTGGTTCAAGTTGTATCAAAATCTATTGCTCGCCGTATGGACCAGCTTTGCATTGATGCGTTTGTTGGCAATGCTGGCACAACTGTTGCTACTACAGTCGGACCAGGCGGTAATACAAACATGAATATTGAAAAGCTTCGTGCCACTTCTAAGGCAATGAATGCTAAAAATGTTCCAGCCGAAGGTCGTTATCTACTAATGAACTCATCTCAGCTTGATGCTTTGCTGGGCGAAACAGAGATAACAAGCCAGGACTTTGCTTCTGTAAAGGCTCTTGTTCGTGGAGAAATCAACACGTTCATGGGTTTCACTATCCTCTCAATGGGTGATCGTGACGAAGGCGGCGTTCCAAAGCCAGGCACACGTTCATGCTTTGCTTGGCATAAAGACTCAATGGGTTACGCCGAATCAATGTCTCAGAAAACAGAAGTGAACTATGTACCAGAGAAAACATCTTTCTTGGTAAGCTCAATGTTCTCCGCTGGATCTGTTGCTATTGATGGCGAAGGCATTGTTCAAATCAACTGTACTGAATAGGGGTATTATTCAATGGCATTTACTCAAGCTGGTTTCGCAACCATCGCTGCATCTAAGAAAGGGAATGCGCCTAGTATGTATTCCTATATTAGCGCTGAAGCAAAAGCGACTGTAACGGGGGCTGGCTACTTTAATAGCCTGGCTGCTACGCTTGCTGTTGGTGATCTTATCTATCATTATGATACGAACACCCCTACAGCAACACTAAGCATAGTTTTAAGCAACAACGGCAGTGTTGTCGATGTTACTGCTGGAACAGCAATTGGTGTAACCTAAAGGCTTGGGGCGCTTCTGCGCCCCTTTCCAACCTTCTGGAGATAAATATGGCTGTTGGCGATTCTTCCGTTTCTATTTGCTCAGACGCTTTAATTCTTTTGGGTGCAGCGCCAATCTCATCTTTTACAGAAGGCACTGATGCGGCACTTGCTTGTGACCGTTTATACCCAGATCTCCGTGATAGTATAATTTCAAACTATATGTGGACCTGGAGCCTTAAAAAAACACAAATAGCTAGATTGGCCGAAGCGCCAACTAATGAATGGAAGTATGCCTATCAGCTACCAGGCGATATGCTTTCTGGCGTTATTGCTTTATTTACTAGTAGCGGCACCAATCAACATCCCGCCAACTATGGTTGGGAAATATACGGTGATCAGGTATATACGAATTTTGACATTGTATATATTGATTACCAGGCAACGGTATTAGAAAGCAAAATGCCGGTTTATTTTGTGCGTTTGCTTCGTACAGCTTTAGCCGCAGAGCTAGGATTTGTAATTACAGACCAAGTTGCTAAATCAGATTATTTTAGAGCGTTAGCATTTGGCTCACCAGCAGATTCTAATCGTGGTGGATTAATGCGTGAAGCAATAAATATTGATAGCCGTGGTAGTTTACCACAAGTTATTGAGGATTATTCATTAATCAACGTGAGGAATTAAAATGCGCGTTGTTCAATTCCAAACCAACTTTTCGGTGGGTGAACTTGATCCGCTGGTTCGAGCGCGTACTGACTTACAGCAATATCAGAATGCTTTAGAGGAAGCTACAAATGTAGTTATTCAACCGCAAGGTGGTTTTAAACGTAGACCTGGCCTCAAGTTTTGCCATGACTTCGTAAATGCGTTTCAAGTTTTTAAAATTATTCCTTTTGAATTTAGTGTAACCGACAGTTACAGTTTAGTTTTTGTTCATCAAAAGATCTTTGTTTTTAAAAACGGAGTTCAGCAAGAAAACCTTAATGGCGGCACTGATGATTTTATTACTGCAACTGACATTACATCAGCAATGTTGGATGAGATTAATTATACTCAGGCAGTGGACACTCTTATTCTTTGCCATGAGGATTTGCAGACTAAACGATTAATTAGAAACGCAGATAACAATTGGACGTTAGAAAACCTACCATTAAAGAATGTGCCTCAATATGCGTATGCTCTGACAACTCACAGCCCTACCTTCACAATTACCCCATCTGCAATTAGTGGAAACATTACTATCACGGCAAGCGCAGCAACCACAGACACAGGCACAGCACAAAATGGTGGTTCAAGTACAATTACATTAAAATCTTCTAGCTCGTTTTCTGCTAATGACCAACCAAATGGAATGTACGTTAAAATTACATCTGGTACTGGCGCTGGACAAACAAGAGTTATTCAAGATTATGTAGGATCTTCTAAGCTTGCTACAGTCTATCCAGCCTGGACCACTGCGCCAAATAGCGGTTCATCATATAGCGTTCAACCATTTGAAGCTGCTGCTGTTGGCTCATACGCTCAAGTTACAAGCACATTCGGACGCGCTCGTTATGTTGAGTTTGTTTCGAATACAGAAATGAGGGCTGTTGTTGAGGTTCCGTTTTTTGATGGTAGTGCGATTACCTCTGGAAATTGGGAAAGTGAAAACGGGTATGAAGATGTTTGGTCTAATACTCGCGGCTGGGCTAAGTCTGCGGCGTTCCATGAAGGACGTTTATATTTTGGTGGATCAAAGTCTCGTATCAATACTATATGGGGCTCCCAGGTAATTGACTTTTTTGACTTCAATGTTGGCACTGGTCTTGATGATGAAAGCGTTGAAGCAACAATAAACACAAACCAATTAAACAGTATTATTAATTTGTTCTCTGGTAATGATTTAAGAATATTTACTACTGGAGCAGAGTTTGCGGTTACTCAATCTACTGATACGCCAATCACACCTTCATCGTTTTTTGTCCGTCCTCAAACAAGATTAGGAGCTAAGCCTGGTATTCCGATTGAAGATCTAAACGGTGCAACTCTATTTATTCAAAGACAGGGTAAATCTCTTAATGCTTTTCAGTATGGAGATAACACAGCGTCTTACCAGGTTCAGCCTCTATCCACTCTAAGCTCTCATCTTTTAAAAACGCCTATAGACATGGCTGCGCGTAGAGCTTCGTCTACAGATGAATCTGACCGTATATTCATTGTTAATGGTGAAGATGGCTCTATGGCTGTTTATTCTATCTTGGTGGGTCAAAATGTTATTGCACCAAGTAGGTTTACAACAGATGGCGAATTTGTTGCTGTCTCTGTTGAAATTTCAGATGTTTATGTAATTGTAAAAAGAACAATAGACGGTAATCCTCGTTATTCGTTAGAAAGATTTGACGATACCTTTACAACCGATGCTGCCAAAACAAGTTCACAAGCCAATATCCATGTGCCATATCTTCAAGGCAAGACAGTTTCTATAGTTCGTGATGGCCTTGTAGATCCTGATCAAACGGTTCCTGCCAACGGAGTTGTTTCTTTTGCTACGGAACCAGCAACAACAAGGGGCGGTGAGGTTGGATTAGGTTA